AGTTATTTTATAGCATACAAGGTGAAGGACGCTACATGGGTGTCCCGTCTGTGTTTTTACGCACATTTGGTTGTAACTTTAAGTGTGCTGGATTTGGTATGCCACGTGGCGAATCTAGTCACGAAGCAACTGACATTGCGGCAACACATACTATGATTACACCATTTACAAAGTATGAAGACTTGCCGTTAGTTAGTACAGGCTGCGACAGCTATGCCAGTTGGCATCCAGACTTTAAAGAACTTAGTCCAATGTTGGAAAGTACTGACATTGTAAATCGCATTATGGAAATACTTCCGCAGGATCATTGGAAGGATGAACATTTGGTTATTACTGGTGGTGAGCCTTTGCTAGGTTGGCAACGTGCTTATCCGGAGTTGTTAGATCATCCTAAGATGGCTGGCCTAAAAGAAATTACATTTGAAACAAACGGTACTCAAAAGCTAACAGAAGAGTTTAAAGAATACCTAGTAAAATGGCAAATGCCTAATTTGGATTTTGCTAGGGAAGTTACATTTAGTGTAAGTGCTAAACTTCCATGTAGTGGTGAGAAATGGGAAGAAGCAATACTTCCAGAAGTAGTTTGTGAGTACGAGGACTTTGGCACAGCATATTTAAAGTTTGTTATTGCCACAGAACAAGACTTTGCTGATGCAGAACGTGCTGTTGTTGAATATCGTAAAGCAGGCTTTCGAGGACATGTTTATCTAATGCCAGTAGGCGGTGTTGAAAGTGTCTACACAATGAACAATCGTAATGTAGCAATACTGGCTATGAAAAACGGATTACGGTATAGCGACAGACTACAGGTGCCGTTGTTTAAGAATGAGTGGGGTACTTGATGGTTAAAAAAATGTCAAAAAAGAAAGAAGACATTAGTTTTATTGATCCTAAAACTATGCAGGTTAGATGCACGTTTAATGGATGTGTAGATAAATTTACTGTTGAAGATTTTGAAGTATTTACTACTAGTAAAGGTAAAGATTTTGTATCAGCTTTTCATGCGTGTAACGAATGTGGACAAAGAGTTAAAGCTAAAGGAGACGGTACCCGAGCATATGAGAAATGGCGAGAAGTAATGAGTCAAAAAGACCCAGCCACTCTTGATCCAGAAACATTGGCTAAATTACAATACGGGTGGGTACTTTAATGGCCAAGTTACTTGTTTTAGGATGTGGTAAAAAAGAACGTCCAGGAAACCCTGGAGACACTATTATAACGGTTGACATTAATGAAAACGTTGGTGCAGATGTAGTACACAATCTTGATGTGTATCCTTGGCCATTTGAAAACAACGAATTTGACGTTGTTCATTTGGACAACGTATTAGAACACTTGAATGACATTGTGAGAGCAATGCAAGAAATACACCGCATATCCAAAGCAGGTGCAACTGTAACTATTATCGTTCCTTACTTCCGTAGCAAATGGGCCTGCGTTGATCCAACACATAAACATTTTTTTACCGCAGATACACTAAGTTACTTTGTCAAAGGGCATGTGTATCATGAAAGATATGCCTATAGCGATTTTGCATTTATAATGCATAGTAAAACATTTAATGAAGGTATTGATCAAACTTGGTTTCAAAAATTGCTAATTCCATTTGCTGAAAAACATATGGAATTTTATGAAAACAAAATTGGTCCAATATTTCCATTAGAAACATTGACGTATCACATGGAAACTATAAAATGAATAAATTTATTGAAAAATTATTTGGTATTGATAAAATCAAAGCCCAAACCGAAGCCAGTTTAAAACAAGCTGAAGATGCTATGGAAGTGGCCAAAAAAGCCACTACTGCCGCAGAGTTGGCTCAAAAAGCAGAAGAAACTGCCAAAATGACTCCAAAAGAACGTGCTACTGCCAAAGGTGAGCCGTGGGTTGCCGTTTTGGATACTCATGTTAACAAAGACAACATAAGAAATGGCTTTTTTGAGCTTGACTGGAACGCCGAGTTTGTAGTACAATTAAAGCAAGCAGGATACGGATTTGATGGAGATCCAGAAGAAGAGATTGTGGATCGTTGGTTTAAAGACCTAGCTCGAAACGTATTAGCCGACGAAGGTCAAGACATCAATCGTGGTGCTGGCTTTATTAATGTTAACAAACTTGCCGGTGGCAAAGCAGAGGTAAAATGACTTATATTTTAGTTGATACAGCAAACACATTCTTCCGTGCTAGACACGTTATTAACGGCAGTGCTGATATCAAACTTGGTATGGCATTCCACATTACATTAAACAGTATTAAAAAAGCATGGCAAGACTTTAATGGCAGTCATGTTGTGTTCTGTCTCGAAGGGCGTAGCTGGCGCAAAGATTATTATGCTCCGTACAAACGTAACCGTAGTGACGCCCGTGCCGCACATACAGAAAAAGAAGCAGAAGAAGAAAAAGTATTTTGGGAAGCATTTGATACTTTTAAAGATTTTATTGCAGAAAAAACAAATTGTACAGTATTACAACATCAACAACTTGAAGCAGATGATTTGATTGCGGGATGGATACAGACACATCCAAATGATGATCATGTGATAATTTCAACAGACAGCGATTTTGTACAATTGATTGCGCCAAATGTTAGACAATATAATGGTGTAATGGAAACAACTACTACACACGAAGGCATTTTAGATAAAAAAGGCAAACGTGTTATTGACAAAAAAACTAACGAAGCTAAGGATATTCCAAATCCTGAATGGCTATTATTTGAAAAATGTATGCGAGGTGATCCCACTGACAATGTGTTTAGTGCTTATCCAAAAGTACGTAAAAACAAATTAGAAGAAGCATTTAACGACAGAACAAGTAAGGGCTTCGCGTGGAACAATATGATGTTGCAACGTTGGGTTGACCATAATGGTGCCGAACATCGTGTATTAGAAGATTATGAACGTAATCGTAAACTGATTGATCTTGCCGCACAACCCCAAGATATTAGAGATATAATTACAGAAACAATTAATACTAATGCTGTTCCTAAGACAGTTGATCAAGTTGGTATTAGATTGCTTAAATTTTGTAATTTGTACGATTTAAAGAAAATATCGGATTCAATACAACAATATGCAGAACCATTCCAAGCAAAATATCAAAGAGCATGATACAGACTTTTCCAATTGGTTGAGAAAACTTTGGATTGCCAATTGTGATGAACGAGATGATTTACGTGAACCAAAATTAAGTATAGATCAATACTGGCATCAATACAAATGGTGGTTACGTAGAGAATATAAATTTCAAAGAGGAAAAGCATTATGACAGAATTACACGCAAAACCCATTGTAGATGGCCTACTTTGGATTGTTGAGCAAAACGGAGAAAAAGTTGGCACCCTACATAAAAAAGAAAACAACAAATATGTGTTATGCGGTGCTAACGGAGAAATGTATTTTACTAAAAAGTCTGATATAACAAAGAAGTTTGGCACTTCCTTTTTCTTAAAAGGATTTACAACCACTATATCACAAGTTGACGTAAATGAGTGTCATGGTTATCCTACTAAATGGCAACCGTATAACTCAATGTATGATGTACGAAGAAAATTACCATTGTTTACAAAAAGCAATCAAAGTAAAAGTCTGTTTTGTGCAGGGCATTACATTATTAAATTTCCAAAAAACTGGGTTAGAAGTTTTTGCCCTAAATTAATTACCATTGAACGTTATCCATTTACTGGTCCTTTTAAAACAGAAGAAGAAGCAAAAGAGGCACTGGCCAATGCAAAATAATCCAATTAACACAATACCACTGCAACAGTTTATACAACAGGTAAAAATAGCTGACATGAGTCAGCAAAAAGAAATCAAGTTAGATATCAAAACTGCAAAACAGTTAGCCTTTACCTTGGGCGAAATTACCAGTAAATTAACCCAAGATTACGATAATTTAGTGCATATTCTTAAAAATACAGCTAACGACACTGTTACTGTAGAGCTAGATGGTGGTGGTTTCTCTAATCAAAAATAGATAAATATATGCGTACATTTAAGGACGCATATTGTGAGCAGACCAAAACCCAAAGTTCTTCTTGAACATATAAACAAAAAAAATTATAAGTGCGAGCAAGTATTAGAAGCCGAAGCAATTTGGGCTGTCTTTTACAAAGGCGCACCTTTTAATTTAAAGAGCTTTAGTAGTGTTACCAGCTATCCTGGACCCAAATACAAAAAAGTAGCGTTCAGCAATCCAGGACATGCAATTAATCTAGCCAAAAAATTAAATTTAACTTTTGGCTGTAGCGATTTTCAAGTAACAGTATTAACATCTGGCCAAACATTAAAATGATTTCTTCATTGGCGTTTACACAGATTTTTTTGAAACAACAAGAAAAATCCTGTGACGAAGCCACAGTTAAGATGCATCATAGACTTTGGTGGCAAAATACACGCACTAAAGATTCTGGAGGATTGCGCCTTACTGAAGAAGGATACAATCATTTGGCAAATGTTTTGGAATTAACTGAATACGAAGTGCCGTTTACTCAAAGTGTTGAACTCAGTCCCCAAACTATAATATTTTTTGATCGATTTATTGATTGTCCTTACTATTTGACCAATCAAAGTTTAACCGTTTTTTCAGAAAAAAAGGCTTTTGAATTGATGTTGTTTTCAGACGACATTCGAAAATACGGTCTTGTCAAAGCAATCAACGCTAGAAAAAAATCTGAAGATATTGGTTGATTTAACCAAAATACGCTTGACTTCCTAACGGACTGGCGCTATAATACATACATAGCGCAATTTTTTACAACCCCGCAAACTAAGATAGGAACTTAAATGAGCGAGATTATTTCCCGTACTGTAGGCCCCAAACAAGCCAAACGTGCAATCCAAAAAGGTTTTTCTAAACGTCGTCCAATCTTCCTTTGGGGTCCTCCCGGGATTGGTAAATCAGACATCGTCAAGCAACTTGGCGAAGATCTTGATGCCCATGTAATTGATATCCGTTTAAGTTTGTGGGAACCCACTGACATTAAAGGTATTCCATATTTTGATAGTAACACTAGCAAAATGGTTTGGGCTCCTCCTAGCGAGTTGCCAGACGAAGCATTTGCGTCACAACATAAAACAATTATTTTGTTTATGGACGAAATGAATAGTGCGGCTCCAGCTGTACAGGCCGCGGCTTATCAGCTGATTTTGAATCGTCGTGTAGGCACTTATAAATTGCCAGACAACGTGTTAATGGTTGCCGCAGGTAACCGTGAAGCTGACAAGGGTGTTACATTCCGCATGCCAGCTCCATTGGCTAATCGTTTTATTCACTTGGAAATGCGTGTTGACTGGGATGACTATAGTTTTTGGGCTACTGAGAATCGTATCCACAAAGACGTAGTGGGCTTTTTGACTTTCTCTAAGAAAGACTTGTACGACTTTGATCCAAAGTCCAGTTCACGTAGTTTTGCTACTCCACGTAGCTGGACCTTTGTTAGTGAGTTGTTGGAAGATGACGACACTGACGAACACACACTTACTGACTTGATTTCAGGTGCAGTTGGTGAAGGTCTTGCTATTAAGTTTATGGCTCACCGCAAGGTGGCTAGCAAGATGCCTAATCCCACAGACATTTTGAATGGTTCTGTTAAGAAGATGGAATCAAAAGAGATTTCAGCAATGTACTCTTTGGCAGTTAGCCTGTGCTATGAACTTAAAGACAGTGCAGACAAAAATGCTAAAAATTGGAACAGTCAAGTTAATAACTTTTTCCAATTTATTATGGATAACTTTGAAACTGAATTGGTCATCATGGGCACTAAACTTGCGTTGACACAATATCAATTGCCATTGGATCCAGATGAAATTGCATGTTTTGATGCGTTCCACCAAAAGTTTGGCAAGTACATTTCTGCCGCAACTGAAAAGAAGTAAAATCTAGCTATTGACACCTCCTTCGGGAGGTGTTATAATATATACATAGTAACAGATTAGGAGCAGAAAAATGCAACATTCATTAGACGAAGTCGTTGATAAGATTATTGTAGCCCGTGTGGGACTACTATTACGCCATCCATTTTTTGGTAACATGGCTACCCGTTTAAAAATCCAAGATGCTAGCGAATGGTGTAAAACTGCCGCAACTGACGGACGTCATTTGTTTTACAATCGTGAATTTTTTAATGGTCTTACAACCAAGCAAGTTGAGTTTGTTGTTGCACACGAAATCTTGCACAATGTTTTTGATCACATGGGACGTAACGAAGGCAGAGATCGTCAAATTTTTAATATTGCCGCTGACTATTGTGTAAACGGACAATTGATCCGTGATCATATTGGTGAACAACCCCCAGAGATCAAAATCTTTCACGATCCACAGCACTACAATAAAAGTGCTGAACAAGTATACGACGAAATTTTTGAAAAGTATGACGAAGAACAATTGGCCGCATTGGGTCAGTTACTTGACGATCACATTGATTGGGAAAAAGACGGCGAAGGACGTCCAGCATACTCAAAAGATGAGTTAAAACAAATCCGTGATGAGATTCGTGAAGCTACTATGCAAGCGGCAAATGCCGCGGGTGCTGGTAATACTCCAGCAAATGTAGCTCGTATGATTAAAGAGCTTACTGAACCCAAAATGAATTGGCGAGAACTGTTACGTCAACAAATTCAAAGTACAATTAAAACTGATTACAGTTTTAGTCGTCCCAATCGCAAAGGCTGGCATACTGGTGCAATTTTGCCTGGCATGAAGTTTGACGAAACAATTGATATTGCAGTAAGTTTAGACATGTCTGGTTCAATTACTAATGAGATGAGTATGGATTTTATTACTGAACTCAAAGGTATTATGGATGAATACAAAGACTACAATATTAAATTGTGGTGTTTTGATACCAAAGTGTACAACGAACAAGATTTTGATGGATATAGCGGAGAAGACATTCTTAACTACGAAATCATGGGCGGTGGCGGTACTGACTTTATGTGTAACTGGGAATATATGAAAGAGAATGATATTTCTCCTAAGAAATTCATTATGTTTACAGACGGTTATCCATGGGATTCATGGGGTGATGACAACTACTGTGACACATTGTTTATTATTCACGGTAATGATAAAATTGTTCCGCCATTTGGTTCTCATGCATATTACGAGTTTTCAAATAAAAAGTAATGTATGGCTATTAAAAATGGGAAGCCCAATCCCTTAAACTTTTTGGATCTAAGGCGAGTAGACTTTCCTGCCCGCCATTTCCATTTTACAACTTTAGAAAAATATAACCCAACGTTGATTAAAAAAATTGACGATTGGATCTATACTAACTTGAACGGTAGATATTACGTTGGGCAAGGCATTGCTCTTGATCGTGATAACACCATTGTCTATGTCACAAAAATTGGATTTGAACAAGAAAAAGAAATCAGTTTCTTTTTGCTTTCTTATTCAAATCTGTAACCCCTAAAAAATTATACGACTATATAATGATGTCATCATTAAGGAGACAGTTATGACTGAAGAAACTAAAGTACAACAGACAAATGGCACGGCGCCAGAAGTGGCCAACACAGCCGCAGAAACAACAGCACCAGAAACTGCTGAAAACGATTTGAACATCAATGACCTAAATGCTATGAAACAGATCATTGATCTTGCCAGTTCACGTGGCGCATTCAAAGCCGCTGAAATGGAAGCAGTGGGTAAAGTTTATAACAAACTATCAAACTTCTTGGCTCAAGTGGCCGCAAAAGGACAACAAAATGGCTGATCTAAAACACGTGGGTAGAATTGTTTCTACCGGCAGAAAGTGTTTGGTCGCATATAGGACATTGCCTGGTGAATCAGATCATTGTCTTGTTGTCCAAACAGAAAATTTGCCAGACGAGCAACACAACGCACTAATTAATTTGGTCGAGTCTGGTGCTGGACAAGAGTCTGGTGAATTTGCAGAAGTATTAGCAAGAGCTAATTTCCCTGATGGCAGCATTATGCTTGCCGCACTGCATACACAAGGCAAACTTACCAAAGTACCAACAAGTCAAGTAGAGATGCTTCCAAATTTTAATGTTAAAATTAATCTAGCTGAACTCAATGTGCTTATTGCTCAACAAAATAATGTTGCAGTAGATGATTTGGCAATCAAATCATCCACAGCCAAAGCTGAAGTTAAAGAAGTGGGATCAGTGAATGAAATGCCTGCTGAAACTAATGATATTGGCAAAACAACATCAGCCAGTGTTAACGAAACTTATGTTGAACCAACTAAATTTGATTCAGCAGAAGCAGAAGCAAAACATTATCGTAGTCAAGCAGACAAATTAGCCAAGCAAGCCGCAGAAATGCGTCGTAAGGCAGAGGAATTAGTACCAACAAAGAAAAAATGACATCTAAGAAGCTTTCTAAGGATGTCATTGAACGTTGGCCCGAAGTTTTTGGTGAAGTTACTTTAAATGTAGTACCTTTAAAATATCTGCATTCAATACAGATAAAGTTTAAAGACAATAAAATTTGGAACATTGAAATTGCATCAAAGTCAAAAGAGATGGACTGGGATTCTGTTGAAAAGAATATCCACGAGATCTTTACTACCTATCAAGAAGAAATTGATAATGTAGATTTTAAACTTGACACTGAGAAGATAAAGACAGATATTGTTAAAGGTACTAGAAAGTTTTTAAAAACAAAGAAATTAAAATGAAAGTTAAACTAGTATCATATAGCCAAGCAACAGAAGAGTTTGCTAACAACGGAATTGATGACGCACAAGAGCTAATTGCATATTGTGCCCGTGTTAGCAACCCAGCAAATCAATTTAACACTGAAACAAGTGAAAAATTGATTAGCTATCTTATCAAACATCAACACTGGTCACCTTTAGAAATGGTCAGTGCTTGTTTAGAAATTGAAAC